TTAACAGCACGCTGGAGGCTTCCACAAAGTCAAGAGAATTTACTACCGTAACCAGTACCGTACCGCCTACGGTCAGTTTTTTCTCCAACGCTGCCCGGTAAATAGCTTTCAGCCACTTTGCCACATCTTCACTTAGTCCAGCAACGACTGACTGATACCATTCTGTCACCTGTTCGCCAGGTATCATATCAGCGGGCGTGATATCACCGTTCCAAACCCTTGTGACCTTTGCACTGCCCACGCCTTCCATTTTTCGCACAACCTCCAGATAAGCAGCACGATTGCCACCAAAGGCTTGCGCATCAAAGCTGTCAAAGTACCGTTGCCGGAAATCTTCTGTGTCTTCCTCATCCTCGCCTGGTATAAGGATTTCCGTAAGGCGTGCCGTTTCCAGACCGTCAATATAATCCAGTGGCAGCATTTCTCCCATATACTGGTTTCCCACTACACCCTCGGTTTCACACTGTACCTGGTACTGTCCTGGGGAAATCTGTTTCAGCACCGTATAGGTCATATCACCGATATTAAACCTCTGTCCGGTAACATCTACCGTGTCCGGCTCAAAAACACCTTTTAAGATTGCCTTTGTCGCCTCCTCCGGCACAAGTCCTCTATCCTTTGCCAAAAGGATTAAAAACTCCCTCGCAGCCGTATCTCCATAGGAGTTTTGTATCAGATACTCAAGTTCTATGTAAAGTATCTGTAGTTCTATCGCTGTGGCACTGTGGGTATCGTAAATCAAGGAGCTTGGTCTTGTGTCAAAATCCTCTGATACCCTTTCCAACATACGCTCCAGTATGTTGTCATAGGTTTCTTCTTCATACACTATATACTCACCGTCCTTTCTCCCTGAATTTCTCCGTAAATAGTCGTTACCGTAAAGGTGACGGAAACGGTACCCTTGTTTGTAAGGTCAAACTGAAAATCCGTTACACCGGTTATCCTGGTATCCTCCATCAAAGCCTCGGTCACTCTCCGTTCCAGTTCTGGGCAGACATAGGTCAAAGGCTCTCCGTATAGGTCAATCGTTTCTATGCCATAATCCCAAGGGTAGATAATGTATGCATACCGCTCGGTATTCAAGATACGGAAAACCGCCTGCTTCATAGCTTCCAGTTCATCAATAAAGCCTCGCACCGTACCCTCGTCAAAGTCCATCCTGTGTACTTGGCTGGCTTCTTCCTCGATTTCAAAATCCTCGTCCAGAAATCCCTCTGTAGCCGGTATCATAAAATCACCCCATTCTGTCAAGTACGACAAACTTTTGACCGCCTTGCTGCCTAAGTAAAAGCACGCTGTCACCGACAGTCAATCCATTGTGTACTTTCATTTTCTTTTTCCCTTTGATAGGACTTCCATCCTCTGTTTCCCACTCGACTGTGACCTGCTCCTCATAGTCAGTTACATTCCTTGTCAATATCAGCTGATTTGCACTCAATAACATCTTTTGCTCTGTGCTGATTTTCAGAGGACTTTTACTTGTAACCTTGCCAAAGCACACATTGACCGGCTTAGTTGCCTCTACCGCAGCTACCGCTGACTTTTTCAGTGTTTCCACAAATTCCGTTGTATCAAGCAACAAACTCACCTCCTCTGAGTGTTAAATCCATCCAATGCTCATTGTCCTTGTAGGTATGAGTACATTTTTCTACCAACATCCAGTTTTTCAGTGTCGTATCTCCCAAGTCCAAAACAACGATAATCATAGATCCGGCACGCACCCGGTTATCCCCCAGCACCTTGGACAACTTTAGGCTGCGTGTCTTTTTATTGTAAAGCGACAGCAAAGAATCCGCTTTTGCCTGTCCGTTCTCGCCATCCTGCAGGGTGTCAAAGTATTGTAATACGCCCCAGTTGTTTATATTACTTGAGTCTTTTGCAATGTAGACATCACGCTTTCCTGTGTCCTCATTGTCATAGGTCAGCTTTATCTTATTGTAGGTGCTATCATCAATGGAAGAAGCATAGTCAAAGTTTTCCGCTGTCTCCTCATCCACCATAAGATAAGCTTTTTTGCTGCCTACCTTCATAGACGATATATTTTTAAGGACTATCTTGCCGTAATCGTCATACAGTACATACAGCTTTCCTGTGTTCGTAAGCGTAAGGTCAAGGGCATTGGATATCATCTCAAACAGGGAAGTGTTTTCCTCTATCCTGGAAGCTATCGTATACTTTGTATCCTCCAGTGTACCGGTCTTTAGCCCATAGTCAGAGGCAAGGCTTTTTATCAGTTTGGAAGCCGTCTTTTTTTCGTAGCATACTGTATCCTTATTTTTCAGGTACCGTAGCTGGTCGTAAGCGGTCACACTGATACGTTGGTTTTTATCCCGGCTCTGCTTGAACACATAACCGTAAAAAATCTTATCCCCATCCACTTTCAAGCTGACACAGCTTCCTTCCGTCATCACCAGCGTACTATCACTTAGCACCTGAAAGGTCAGCTTTCCCGGTGTGCCTTTTCGCTCTGTCACCCACTCTATGCCATCCTCTACCGCCGGAAGGTAGGCTTTTTTCTTATTTCCGTTGCTTATTAAAAGCTCTATATCCATCTGCCACCCTCCATTACACTGCCGGTATCGTAAGCACCTGTCCCGGATAAATGAGGTTAGGGTTGCCCCCGATAACCTTTTTGTTTGCATTATAAATGACCGTGTACTTGGAGCCGTCACCATAATATTTCTTGCTAATCTTCCAAAGACAATCACCCTTTACCACCTTATAGGTCTTTGCCGTTGTCGTTTTCTTTTTTGTAGAACGTGATTTTTTCTTGGTTGCCTTCTTTTTCGTGCTTTTCTTCTTAGTTTTCAGCTTTACGGTCTTAGTGCCATAGTCCCGATACTGCTTCAGCTTAAACTTCACTTTAAAGTCAAAGCCATTGTCCGCACTTTCCTCAATGGTATAACTTTCCATAGATACTGTTGTATCTGTATACAAAAGCATTTTCCCCATCGGTGTCTTTCGGGACACGATGAACTGGAACGGCTCCTTATTTACCTTTAATCCTTTAAAAATATCCATAAAATACCCTGCATCCTGAAAGCCGTCTTTGTAGACGGCATAAGGATGTTTTACCTGGGGAATTTCACACTCAAACTCATATTCCGTCAGTCTGGATTCCTTTAGAATGTTAATCTCCCCCTCATCTATCAGGGTAGGCATACAGGGTTTCTGCACCCAAAAACAGGTCATTTAATCCTTTTAGCTTATCGCTGTCATAGGAATAGCCGAAAATCTGCAAGCTGTTCTTCTTAAAGTCCTCATTCGACACCTCGAACACTTCACCATCCACACCCCAGTCAAGCTCTAAAGGCATAGTTGCTATACCTCTGTCTGACAAGGTAGCAGATGCCGAAGCAGCCGATACAAAGTTAATGTATGCTCCTGGCAGTATCTTATTTTGCTTTGTGAAATTTCCTCCACCTAATGCCATTTACTTCACCTGTCCTTTCTTGTAGTTCTCTATCATTTCCTTAGCCTCTGCCATTGTGTACTCTTTTTCAGGCTCTAGCAGGGCTGATACTAAATCTTTGTTTTCGGCAAAACAGTCAGCCTTTGCCAGCTGTTCGCCTGTAAAGGTTGGCTCTGCCGTTGCTGCGATATTCTCAACCTTTGTTTCTTTCTTTGTTGCCATCTTATACACCTCCATTTACATTTTGGCTGTCATCAAATCCATCCATACGGTTGTCCACAAGGTCTGATTCGTACAGGAAGCGGTCATAATTTACAAAAAAGTGTAATACCCCGTCATCCACTTCAAACCGCATACTGCTCCCCCTTATCGCCCTGTCCTCTGCCTCTAAATTCACATACCTGAGGCAATCAAACAAGCGTTCTGCCGTATCGTAACATTTCCGCTTTACCTCATTCCCCTCCGGGAAAAAGTGGATACAAAGAGGCGTACTGCGAAAATACCGCCTGCCCGGATATGGTCGGATACTCGGCTCAAGGCAGGTAATAAAAAAGCAAGGCTCTACAAATCCCTGCTTTACTTCCTCCCTATGGATTTCGTATTCATCACCAAATTCTGCATTTAAGGCAACGCTGACTGCCTCGATTAGGTTTTCTCGGTTATACGCTTGTCAGACCGCAATAAAAAAACACCTTTTAGGTGTTCAGTTACATTTTTAAAAAGCTTTTTAGTTCGTTTGGAATAGCAGATACTTCAAATATCCACGCTCCATCCACATCAATCTCAACAGGGTTAATACTATCAAAATGGCATTCTCTGAATACTCCATCCCCACCCTGTATCTCTGCATTGATTTCAAGTCTTGTCACGTTTTGCAGATACTCCGTTGTTATTTCCCTTGTAGTGACAATATCATCACATACAATCAGCCTCATACTGTGTGTTTTTACCTCGCAGCCTTTCCCCAGTATTGGCACTGTGGTAGAATGCTCGTAAATTTCAAGGGTAGGCTTGCAATATGCCAGAGGCAGCCGCCTTTTCTCCACTATGCTGTAAATCGTGCCATCCTCAAAGGATAAGCTGTCAATGAGTGTCGTCTTCATTGTCTGTTTCCTCTCTTTCTTTTCGGGTATGCAAAAAGCACCGCCGATTTGACAGTGCTTATAAGCCCGGTACTGTTTCCTTTATCGTTTTCAAAAATCCCTTTGCCTTTTCCATCATGGAGTTATCTATCAAATACTCAATGCCCTTTGGCGTTATCTGTAGTGAATTTGTGTATTTGACCTTATTTTGCACCTCTCCCAGTATGGGAACAAGCACAACGCCGTCAATATACCCTTCCTTGTACAGATTTTCTATGATGTAGTTGAAATAATCCTCCTCTATCGGAAAATCTTTCGTAAGTGGTGTAAGGTATTCAAAATCCAGCACCTTCTTCCCTTTCAGGCAGTCATAAAGATATGACAGCACCTTGTAGACAAATACAAAGTAATCATCTTTTGCCATAAAATCACTCCTTTTAATGCTCTTCTTTTTCCTCTCTTTCCCATTCCAAGCCATACTCTTTTAGCATATTATACAGTCTATCGTTGTATTCTTTTGTTATCGCATTTAATTCTGGGTAATCACCGTCTAAACCACCTTTGTTTCTACCTTCTTCTACAATTTTACCCCAAACTCTTTTATTCTCTTCTACTGCCCACTCCCTAAGCCTCTTTCTTCCTTCTTCCAGCTTTCTCTTGTCCTCTTCTGGCAGTTTAGCCCATATTTCCTTCCTCTTGTTACTCACGCCGGTACCTCCTATATCCGATATTAAGTTTGATTGCTTCATCAATAACTACCTCGTGCCTGCCATCATATTCCGTCAAGTCCTCTAAAATCCGAAACTCATCCAATTCATCAGGGTTTCTCGTCAACTCATAGATGTACTTTTCATCTATGCCTCTTAAAACTGCTAACTCATTGTCCATAAATAGTTCAATATCCTGACTGCTAAATGAATATTCATTCCTAGAGCCTGCTGGGTGATTGTGTGTTACCCACGCACCTTTTAGCCTTCCACCTAACGCAATATCGGGATATACACCGTTCAGTGTTCCTGTACACTGGACTATACTCCCATCCGCTGTAATAACTATGGCATTTTCTACGGCACTGTCTGCAATAGTCTTTTCATACTCCTGTAATTT